GACATGATAACGTCGGCGCTGGCCCGCTCGCGCTCGGCCACGTAACCGCGCTCCTCGGCTTCTCTCATCTTGTCCCTACGCGCCACCGGCTTCGCCCTCCGCCATCGCTGCGTAAGGGGCCAACTTGCCCGCGGCGCCTGCGGCCTGCTCGGCCATGGCCACCGTTTGTTCCATTTCCTGCTGCTGCGCCCGCGCCTGGCGCTTGGCGTCCCGCGCCTCGGCCGGTACCAGCCACTGCGTCGGGAACCCACCGGCGAGCGGCGTCGAGCGGGCGATGGCGTCGCCGTCGAAATTGTCCATGATCTCGGGCTGCATCTGAATGAGCGGCGCCAGCATCTCCAGCGACCGGGACAGCCCAACCGCCTCGATCTGGTTCTTGGCGCGGAGGATGGGGCTCTCGAATGCAAAGTCGATCTCGGCACCGAGAAGGGACTCGGGCGGCGGGGGGAAGGCTCCGGCACGCAACATGATACCGAACACGCGCTCGACGACCACGGCGAGATAGTCCGTCTCCAACTGGCCAAACACCGGCCCGACCGCCCGCAGCATTTCCTCCTTGCGCTCGACAATCTCCGTCGCGGTCATACGCGGCGCGTCCACCGGGAGTTGCAGGACGTTGCGGAAAAAGGCCGCCCACACCTGCTCACGGTAGTCGTTCTGCATCTCGCGCCCGACCGGGATCTGCGAGGCCGTGTTCAATTCGCCGATGGGCACGCGCCCGAACTGGCGTGCCACCGCACCGTCGATGTAGGTCATGCCGCCGGGGAAGGTCCGCGCGGCGGACATCAACCCGTCACCCAGCGCCCACATAGGCGGGTCTGTTGCGCGCTGCCCTGCTATCAGCAGGGTTTTACCCATGGCCTGCAAGGTCTCGGCGTCCGGCAGTGCGATGTGGCCGGGGCCACGCCCGTAGGTCTCGCCCGACGTGGTGTCCCAACGCGGGATGGCGAACGGGAACTCCTCGAACCCGCTCTCGCGGACTTTTTTCTCAGAATCGACCTCGATCACCAGCGAGGCGAAGGGCATGTTCCGGCTGCCGAGCTTCATGCGATCCGCGTCTGCACGAGGCATGACTACCCACAGATACTTGAACGGCTTGTCGGTCTCGCCGCGCTCCAGGCACTCGCGCACCTTCTCGCCGACGTTCTCCGACCCATAGCGCTCCACGGCCTGCCGGGCCGTCAACTTCATGGAAATCATAATCGTGTCGACCACGCCCTCTGCGTTCTCGCAGATGATGCAGTCGCGGAGATGGAAGGACCGGAAGGTTAGGTTGCCGGGGTTGACGGACTCGCCGATGAACAACACGCCGGTCCCGAAGGCCACAAGGTCTTTGTCAACCTCGCCCGACCGCTGCACGAAGCGCGCTTCGCGGGAGTAAATGGCGGTGTGCATCCGCTTGGCCGCCATCTGCGACCAGATCTGGACCTCTTCGTCTTGCGCAAGGTTCTCGTCGCGCGGCCGGACGTGGAACCACTGCACGTTGCGGGGTTTGATGAGACTGTCGATGGCCGTCGTAAGACTGCGCAGCCCCTGCATGGGGATGCTGTCGTAGACGTTGTCCATCCGGCGTTCGCCGTCGGTGGTGTTCTCGTTGGTAAAGTCCGCCCTGCGCGGCAGAAGAACCTCGGCAAGCTCCTGCCAGGTACTCTCCCACGTCTTGCGAGCGCCCTTGAGCTTTTTGTGGCGGGCAAGGATGTCCGCTACGGCGGTCATGGGCTACTGCCCCAACAGGGTTGGACGGGCAACAGTGCCGGCGTCGGTACCAACGTCGTTTGCCGGGCTGGTCAGGATCGTCGAGGCGCGGCCGCGCCGGGCGCGCAGTTCCTTGGCCCGCTGCTTGGCAGCCTCCTCGGCGATGGCGCCGCGGTCGATGGGAGCGGGCGGTGCCTGTGGCTTCGGGATCAGCCCTCCACCGGGTAGCGTAAATCTCATCGGGTCAACCTCCGGTACAGGGCGTAGGGTGTCACAACCAGGGGCGCACGGAGCCCGAGCACCGCCTTGACCATACCAGCGCAGTTGGCCATTGCCAAGGGCCACTGCAAGGGCTCTGCTTTCACGGTCGTCTCGACGACCGTCTCGCCCATCTCGCGGTAGAACGCCGCCAGGTCAAAATCATGGGCACCCATGATCCTAAAGTTTGGCACGCCCTCGGCTGGGTCGATCAGTATCCACGGGCTGCCGCCGTCCTGCACGGCCACGGCGCAATGCCGGAACCCGGGCTTGAGCCACTTAGCCAGCGGGTGCGATCCCACCCCGGTGAAGATGACGACCGCGCGGGTCATTGCACCAAGGCCCTCACGACGTCGGGAGTGATCTGGTCGATCACGGCGTCCGCCGCCTCGTTGGACAGTTTCTCGCCGGGGTGTGCGTCCGCCCACCGCATTCGCACGATGCGCCGCAGCTTCTCCACGGCCTCGCCGTCCATATCGGTCGTGACGGACGCCTCGGGGTCCGGAGCCACGGCCTCGGCCCATGCTACCAGCCCGTAGGGGTTCTTGCCGCGGGCCTCCGGCGGCGGTGCCGGCAGTCTCTGGCTGTCGGCGGGAAGTGTCTCGTACCGGATGGGAGAGGGCACCCACCCCGCTTCCTCGAAGGCAAGGTTTATGGCGCGGACAAGTACCTGCTCGGCAGCCTCGCGGCTCTGGCCATCATAGACCCACCACGCCATCTCGATCGGATCACCGGACTCCATGATTACACCCGTTCAAAGTCTTCCAAAAATTTCTCATGGTCGTAAGGCAACAGCATTTTGTTGGGCGCAAGCAGCATCCAACAGCCTGAGTGTGCCGCGCACAGACGTGGGACAAGGGGCAACGGGCACCCGTTCTCCACCAGGAAAAACACCAGGCCATCGCTGGGCTCCGCTCCCTGGGCCGGCAGCCGGTACGCCTCAACCACGTCCTCACCCTTCCGAAACAGGGGCATCACCAACTCCTAGGGTCATATGCATGTTGCGTTTGGCTGGGGAGGTGCCGCGCACCGTCCAGCATCATTGGCGACTGGCCGCGTTCCCAGCGGGTCGAGGCGCCGAACGTCAGCATTATGCTGTCGATGAGGTCACAGGACCGCAGCCCGCGCTTCTTCAGGTCGGACTTGCTCTCGGGGTACACCCGCCCGCTGGACTGGATCTTGCCCTGGAGGTTGGCGAACTCCGTCACCGTCTCCGGGTCGTCCGGCATGGTGCAGTCGGGTTGCTGGAACCAATGCCACACCTTGCCCCAAAGCTCCTGGCGCTGTGTTGCGTACTGACTGGTGTCCGTGGCCCGCTCGGAGACATTGACCGCCGTCGCGGGCAGCCCCTGCTCCTTCAGCCGCGTGTAGACGCCGGCGCCCATGCCGATCACGTCCACGAGAATTTCCTTGGGCTGCATGTGCCTGGGCGTCGCGTCGTACATCTGCACGACCTTGCCCACAGTCTGCATGGGGTCCATGCCCGCCCACCACGTCACAGGTTCCAGCAAGTGGCTCCCCATCCGCTTGGCGACGGCGCTGCGGTCGCCCTGCCAGCCCACGTCCACCCCCCAGACCACCGGGCCGGGAAACAGCTCGATCGTAGACCTGCGGGCAATGGCAGCCTCCACCCAGGCGTTGGGGATGTAGGCCAGTTCGTCGGTCGGCGGAAAGTTGCCTTCCACACGGTAAGCAAACTGGGGGGAATTTTCCCCATACTGGGCCTTCATTCGTTCGATCCACTGCCGGTCAACGCGCGTGCTGTCGTACCCGGAAACCCGCAAATTCCACCATGGAGGGTCACCCGGCTTGGGATGAAAAGCATCGTAAAAATAACCGCTGAGGCGAGTGGGGTTGCCCGTCATAATGACCTTGGCTCCCGGCGTCGAAAGAGATCCTTCTCCCACTTCGAAAATGATGTCCGGCACGCCTGACGCTTCGTCAACGATGAACAGCAGGTTGTCTTCGTGGAACCCCTGCAACGCTTCTGGCTGGTCCCGCCGGCTGGTCCGCGCTTCAGCAAAAGACGTACTCGCCGAAGACACCAATTCGAGCCGGTCGGACGTGAGCCGCAGCATTCTATGGAGGGCCGGATGCAACCGCCGGTACCACTTGCCAATCTCCGGCCACAGGGCAGACATCAACTGCGAAGCCGAGGGGGCCGTGCAAGGAATTTTGCATGGGTAGTGGGTCAGCATGAACCACAGGATGATGATAGCCAGGAGGAAGGTCTTCCCAACCCCGTTCCCAGACCGGATCGCTATACGATCCTCGGCCGGCAGTATCCGTAGGACTTCCTTGTGCCATTCCTCGGGGGTGGGAGGGTCTACGAACGCCTCCTCGACGAAGGCCAAAGGGGCTTCGCGCCACTTCGCCAGCAGTTGTACGAGGTTCTTCGTGGTCTGGTCCGACATGCGGCACAAATACACCAAAAGAAAACCCCCCGCAAGCGAACCGGCGGGGGGTAGTTTTGGAGGAAGAAACGTAAGATGCCTAACGTGCATCTCTGAGGGGAAGATGCACCCGCTTTATAGCCGGACGACGGGCCGCAGTCAAGCGGAATAAAACTGGACACTTTTGGGGGGAGAAGCGCGGGG